AAGCATAAGTTTCTGTTTGATTACACCCTTTACATTTCCAAATCTTTTCTTTATTTTCGACCTTCGTTTCTGTAATGTTTAGTTTTTCAGATTTGGTGTCTTTCTGATTTGAGAAGTCTTGAACAGTAAGTTCTAAACTTTCTTTCTCAGGAACTGGTGGAGCACTCACTGGTATCAAGAGTGGTGACTGAAACGCAGTTAAGACTGAAAGGGTAGCAATTGTTGATAGTAGCATTAAGTTTAATAGAATTCGGCATCCGTATAGAAGAGGGGTACACCACATCTCTCGAAGGGCATCTTCCACGGCTCTAGGTTGTCACGTCAAAATCTCATAATAAAAAAAAAGCAATCTTATTAAGGATTGCTTAAGCATTATATGAGATTATTTAGGTTTTGTCAAGATTCTGGTTCAATAGAGAAAATTTCTATTTCTTTATCATCTGGTTCAATCCACTCATAGAACTCCTCAAGAACAGCACGAGCATCCTCTCTCGAAACACTTTTATCTGCCACTCTTTCAATTGACCATTCTCTTATATAAGAAACAATATCTTCAGTCGTTGCGTTCATAGTAGTCTTTTCTGAAGTATCTTGACAGTACATTCGAATTGTACCATCTTGGTCCTCCGGTGTCAAGGGATTCTGTGAGGACGTTGTTGATAAAGAGTTGTCTTGTTTCTTCGTAATTTGTTTTTCCTTTTGTTCTGTGTAAGGATATGATGTTTCTACTGAAATTTTGTTTGCCAAACTTAACAATATCTTCTTTAAGTTCCGGGCAAGATCCATAATAGTTTTTCCAGTCTGATTCTGATTTTACTTTTCGACTTTTTCCTTTTGGTGTTCTGAACTGCCACAAATACTTTCTACCAATATAACACCGAGTATTGATATTATTTCGTATAAGATATACAAACCCGTAATAATCTTCGATTTGATCCGAGTCAAATATTTTCTCTTCATAAATCCAAGGGTTATCATAACTCATTAATATAATCAACTAAGCATCTATGGTATTTATTCTTTAGATAATATTGATTCCTGGTTCTAATATTTTATAATCTTTCCCATTATATAAGACACCAGAACAATATTTTTTAGTGTCCTGAACACAAAACATATTATATTTTCTATCATCGTCAAATGGTGTTATGTCTATCAACTCTTCATAAGTGTTTTTCCAAATACTATGATATATCGCACATCCATAATTATCATTATCAACATCCGTAATTAGATAATATCCACTTATTTTTTCTCCTCCATAAGTATTCACGTAATGGTTTACATTATTATGGCAGTTTGCATCTACACATAGAGGTTTATCAACTATAAACACTTTCAATATAACTGAAGAAAATTTGCAATATTCTTGAAGTTTTATTACACATTTATCTTCTGGTAGAGAAACTCTAAATTTTCTCTTCAACACTCCATCCATTTTTTCTTGGTCCTTTTCTATTATACTTAATTGCAGCACTCATAGTAGCATATGAAATATTTTGGGACTTGCAAAACTCCTTTAATCCTCCAATAATATAATATTCTTTATTTTCCGGAGAAATAAGTTTCCAAGTTTTAGCAGATGGTGATTTAAAACCAGCAGCAAATCTTTCTTTTGCTCTTTTACTTATTTTTAATTTTCTTTCTTCACTACAAGGAACACCATAACTTGGATTATTTTTGCCAGAAACTTTTTCACTTATTTTTTTCTTTGATTCTTCTGTGTGAGTTCTTACTCCACCATAGTTTCCTCTTTCTTTTTTTGTCTTTAATCTTTTTTGTATTTGTTCCTCCCACTTATCCCCGTATATTTCTTGATAGGTTCTTCCATTTAATTTTGGTGGTCTTGCACTTTCACAAATATTCGTTAATATTCCACCTTCATCAATATCTCTTTTTCCATATTTTTTAATTAGTTCCTCCTCATACTTGTATGCATCATTTTCATTCTCAAAATATTCAACTATTTTAACTTCAGGTTCATAACCTTCTTTTCTTATTTTTTTAATCTTATCAAACTTTTTAAAGTTATCTGATTTTGCCCTTGATTTTTCAGACAAATGAAAATAGACCCGTTTATCTTTCCCCTTTCCGACATAGAAAGGAAGATTAACTCTCGGGTCTATTAACTCATAAACATAATACATTTTAACAAATTGAACTCTAATACTATTTATATAATATTATATTTCAGTTTGTTGTATTTGTCAAAGTTTAAATCCACTAAATGTATCTGCAGCAACATCTTGCTTAATTCCACCAACAATATAAGACTGAACTTGAGTTTCCTGAGGACTTACCTGAAGTCCTTTAGAGGAAATCCAGTGCTGAGTCCAAGGAAGTGGATTATTATTTGCTGAAATATCATATTTCGCTTTAAGTCCTATTGCCTTTAATCTACGATTTGCTATCCATTCGACATATTGTTGAAGAAGTTTATCGTTAAGTCCAATCATACTACCATCTCTGAACAGATAATCTGCCCATTTCTTTTCTTCATTCACTGCACGATCAAACATTTTATAAGTCCACTCTTCTTCTTCTTTCATAATTTGTTTCATTTCTGGATCATCACCCTCTTTCCATTTGTTCAGAATGTTTTGAGTGATCGCTAAATGCTGATTTTCGTCTCTTGCGATGAGACTAATGATTTTAGCGGATCCTTCCATAAGCTTAAGTTCGCCAAAGGCGAAACTGCAAGCAAAACTAACGTAAAACCGAATACCTTCAAGAATGTTAACATTTGCAATTGCTCTGTACAACTTCCTTTTGACATCATTGAGTGTTTCTTTTGCTAATGGAACTTGCTCAAGTTGATACATCCATTGATTAGATGATCCATAACTTTGTGCTGAATTAATAAAATCATCATAAGACTCTGTAACGCTCTTTGCACGTTCAAGAATACGCTCATCAGTGATAATAGTATCAAACACTTCAGAAGGATCTGAATAGATATTTTTAATAATATAAGTATAAGAGCGGCTATGAATCATCTCCATAAACTCCCAGACAGTCATACATGCTTCCAGTTCTGGTAAAGAACAATATGGAAGAAATGCTAATCCGGGACCTCTTCCTTGAACACTATCCAACATAATCTGATACTTCAAATTTGAAGTATAGATATGTTTTTGCTCTGGGCGAAGAGTTTGATAGTCTCCTCGATCTTTCTGAAGTGATACCTCTTCAGGTCTCCAGAAATATCCTAATTGTTGAGTTGTTAGTTTATCAAAAACTGGATACTTATAAGAATCATACCTTTGTATTCCCAAAGGTTTACCAAAGAACATTGTTTGCTTTTTTGTATTGACCTGATCCGTGTTAAAAACAGTCATGCCTTTTACTTGCGTTTGTTCTTCTTGATTAAGAATTTTAAACTGCATTTTTTGACCTCCAAGTATCCCATTTAACATTATCATTTAAATTCATATATCAACTCACACATACTATTTACCTCTTCAAAATATTTGAGTTTCATAACTCCACTTGTATCCTTTGCAGTGTTTAAATTTTCCTTCACAGGTATATTTGATATTAGATGGATTTGTTCCTACAAATTTAGAAGCATCACTAATAGATTGAAACTCTCTTAAAAAGTTTCCTTCAATATCATACTGAAATACTTTGATTCGTTTTACATTTGGATTATTTTTGAGTGTTTTGGATGTTTTACTTTTACTCTCTTCTTTGTGAGATTTTCCAGCAAATCCACAAGGAGATGATTGCCCCTTTCTTATTTTACTCCATTTTTCTTTTTGTTCTTCTGTATGTGTTTGATTGTAGAATGGATTTTCTTCTCCAACAAATTTTCCTTTTCTTTTTATAGATAAAAGTTTCTTTGTTTCTTTTGTATGAGAATATCCAAGAATTCCACCATCACCACCAAGAGTTTGGTTATATTCTGGTTTTAATTTAGAAATCCAAAACATTTCTCTATCCCCCAAATTACTTTCGCATATTTCAATTTCTTCAATAAAAAAATTATTTTCACCATACTTTATCAATGCTTTATGAAAGTAAGTTGTCGAACCATTTTTGGAAGAATAGCAGTGATTATAAAATCTTGTCGATAAAGATTTTATTGTCTTGCCAATATATTTCTTATTATTGATTTTATTAGTTATTTGATAAATTCGACCAGACATAAGAATTAGTAAAACCTATTACTATTTATAATAACAGGTCTTTACACTTTTGTCAAATTTTACAACTTTCGCAATCTTCCTCTTCAGCACCAGAAAGTTCTTGAAGGAGTGATTGTAGGTCTTGTTTTGGTTCTTCAACTACCTCATCTGTCTTGTTATCATAAGTATTTTGATAATATGCTGTTTTCCAACCATAGCGGTAACACGTCAATAAATCATTTGCCATCACACTCACAGGAACTTCATTATCAGGATAATTACTTGGATTATAAGACCAATTTCCTGATATTGCTTGGTCAAAAAACTTTTGCATTACCGCAACAATATTGATATATCCACGATTAGATTTCATATCCCAAAGTAAAGTATAATTATTTTTAAGAGAATTATACTGTGGAACAATCTGCTTCAAAGGACCTTTCTTGGACTTCTTTACAGACAGATAACCACGAGGAGGTTCGATACCATTAGTTGCATTAGAGACGACAGAACTGCTCTCTGAGGGCATCTGTGCCGACAATGTGGAATGTCTCAACCCATACTCTAAAATAGATGCTCGTAGTCCTTCCCAGTCGTGCTGAAAGGTAATATTAGAGATTTCATCTACATCTTTTTTATAAGTATCAATCGGAAGCATACCATCAGAATATTTGGTACGTCCAAAATATTCACAATGTCCTTTTTCTTTTGCGAGTTGGTTTGATGTTTTCAGCAAG